AATGATAAAAAAATAGCAAAATAAGGACTGTAATACCATTTATTTAATTTTTCAAATTCTTCTTTTGTAATTTTGTTCATATAGTTGACCCCTCTCTCCAATTATTTAATTCCAAATTTCTTTTTTAATAATTCAATAATATCATGAACTTCTTTTTCGCACTGTTCGGCATATTCTTGTGGACACGTAAAATGGTTTTCAAAGATGTGAATAAGTTCATGTATAGCAGTTGTTTGCTGTTGACATTTGCAGCAGCGTGCATTAATGGTAACTAAATATGACTCACCATTATAATATGCAAATCCCCTCACATAAGAGGACATACTTTCCAGCACTAAACTAATATTGTGCCATCTTAGAAAGTCCTCAAATTCCATATAATCATCTCGTTTCTTTATTAAATGTATCGATGATTTTTAGTATTTGTTCTAGGTCTTTTGGTTCTAGTTTTTTCGCTTTATCAAATAAAATTGCAAGTTGATCATTTTTAAGTATTTCCTTATACAGTTCCAACAATTCAGGTTGATTCTTTAAATATTCGACATTTTCTTCATAGTCACCTAATTGTGAATTTTCCCACCCCATTATATAAGCAGGACTGACATTGAAAATTAATGCTAACTTTTCAATTTTATCACTAGGTATATTTGTTACTATATTATTTTCATATTTAAATATTGTTTGTCTAGATGTACCAAGTTTATCTGCAATTTCATCTAAGGTATAGTTATTTTTTAATCTTAAATTTTTTATTCTTTCACCAATTGTCATTTGTTATCACTTCCTATTATTGAATTTCAATAAAATTATAACATAAATAACTTAACGTGCAACAAAAAACACCTGAATAGTAACTTATACGTTTAAAGTTGTACAAAAAATAACTTTACAAGTCACAAAAAGAATGTTATTATGGTAACGTGATAAGTTACAAAGGGAGGTGATGATATGATTGATACACAAAAGTTAAAAGGTCTTATAGCTGAAAGAAATACTTCTCAAAGACAAGTAGCTTTTGCATTGGGAATGACAGAAAAAACATTTTATGAAAAGATGAAGATTGGTATTTTTGGTAGTGATGAAATTGATAAAATGATTGAATTACTTGAAATACAAGATCCTATGCCTATTTTTTTTGCACAGTTAGTAACTTTAAAAGTTACTAAAGACTAAAATACTTCATCGACCAAATAAATTATAACTCTAAATAAAAATAAGTGTCCTGAAAAGACACATATTAAAAGTTATAAAAACGGTGTTAAAAGAAATTATTTAAAACAGATTAGGAGGAGTGGCAGGGATGATACATCATTATATAACGAAGTATATAGAGAACAGTGAATTATATGTTGAATCATGGATTCAAGTTAATATTTTTTCACTGGTATGGTGTTTTTCTAAGAGGAAGATAAAAATCCCAAAGCAGTAGAGTGCTAAGGGATGGTAGATTATATTTTTTTCCATTTTCTACCTTTTTCTTGGGTTGGTGGTAATCTATCGCCAGGATCTATTGAAACAACTCTAGGCTTAGGTACTTCACCACCACGGGGACCGACTTCTTTATATTTTCCTTTTGGTTCATTATCGGTACCGGGTTTTACTAATTTAGTCATTATATTTTACCTCCTTTCAAGCTAATTATAGCACGAAAGGGGCAGAAGAAAAAAAGGAGGAAGTTATGGATAGAAAGCAAATTATTGAGACGTTAAAAAAGGAGATTGATATCGAATGGCTAAAAGTTTTAAATAAGTTCTTAAAATCTTATATAGATTTTTTGGAAATTATAGGCGAATTGGAAAAAGAGATAAAAAAAGAACAAAGTTAATTGTTCTTAGGTTTGTTTAAAAGTTCCTCGGCTTTGTAAACTTCTAAATCTGAATCAATAAATGCGACAACTGCGTGAATGAACGATTTTAAGTGTTGAAGATTATAATCTTCGTGTTTACGTTGATAATGAGTTTCATCGTTTCCTAACCACGAAGAAGCTTTGGCTAATGATTTTATTCTTCTATTGTCAATATAATTATCAATAACCTGAGATAGTTGCATTTTAATTATCTTATCAGTGTCACTATTGTTAAATTTAATAGCATAATCCTTAATTAAAAATTCCAGTGCTTTGCGATAGCCCATGCCACAAATTTCAGTTAAAGCCATATTTTCGGCTTTTAAAGCCTGGTTATATATGTCGATAAATTTATTCGAAAGAATCAATATGTTGTCTGAAAAAGATTCTTGACTTTGAGGATATGGATAAACAGAGATTTGATCAACTGTATGAGCTTGATATCCTGAACCGGGATTATCAACAAGATATTCAATTAGATAGCAAGATTCGCAGCGTTGACAGAAACAGATAACAAACATGTTGTCGTAACCAAAGTCACTTTTCTCTATGTAATATGCTTGAATTTCGTTGTTATTCGTCGCCGTTTCGCAATGAGGACAAACTTTTGCCTGATTTATTTCTACTGATATTTTTTCATTAAAATCATTTATGTAAAAAGCTGTAATAATTTTTTTCATTATTATTTCACCTCACTTTCTATATTGGGATTCGACAAATCAATTATAGCATGAGTGAAGGTGATGCATCAAAGGAGGTGAGAAAGATGGAAAGAGTCGAGACTATTACACCTGAAGAATGTGCTAAGCGTCTTAATAAGGATCCAGCATTTGTTAGAAATGCAGTTGAGCAGGGGGTATTTCCCGGGAGCTGTACAAAGAATGAAAATGGCCATAGATCTATCGTAATTCCTCGAGCAGCATTTGAGGACTATATGACCAAATGGAATCCAAATCCAACAACTGAATTAGTTCAAACATTAGTTGAGATTTTAAGTAAACAAAAAAGCCGACGCGGCAACGTCGACGATTAACAAAAATAAAACCATCTTCATTATAGAAGATATTCAGGAGGAAGTCAAAGTGGAAGATAAGATTAGGGCTTTAGTGAAAGAATTATTTGATTCAGGCATGACTTTAGATGAAATCATTGAATCTGTAGCATCTATTGCGATGACTGAGGACTTTAAGAGGAGTGCCAACCATGAATCTCAATAATCTAAAACCGCAAGGAATTTTAACCATTGTAGCAGCATTATATATTTTTGCTGAATTATTAGCAGGTATCGTAGGTATGGTCTTATGAAAGACAAGGTATTTATTAAATTTCTTAGCATACTTTTAGTCCTGTTTATTGTGCTAAGTGTTTATCAGGTATTAGTAATTAGAAATTTAAGGTCCAGTCTCGAAACAGTAACAGCTGATCGGGACCAGATCATAGAAAGATATAACAGAGGAGAAAGTTATGGAAGATAAAATCAAGGAATTAATCGAATCAGCAATGGAATCAGGAGCTGATATAAAAGTAGTAAAGATTAACGGCAACAAAAGCAAATCAATAAAAAAACTATTAGATGAAATTGAAGAAAATATGGAGCCGAAAACGCTGATACAGTATGAATTTAAAATCAGTCCTATTGAAAATTCAATCTGCGGAAGTCTTAGGTTTGCCATGCTCAAGTATGTTGAAGATATCAGCACCCTTACAAAAGAAGATATAATTGAAATTTTCAAACCAGTTGAGGATGTATTAAAAGAATGTGGAAAAGAATTTATAGAAAAATTAAATGCAAATAAAAGAGTTCCATCATCTGAAGAAGTAAGAAAAATTATGGATGAACTGTTGGGGGATAACAAAGATGTCAACTAACTTCAACCATAACATGTTCAGTAAGCACCTTAATGATGCTTACTTTGAAATGATTAACATGAAGCGTGAGGATCATGATGTGCGTTTTCGTATCGAAACATCTAAACATGTTCCGGATGTCAAAATTTTTGTAATAGAAGGGGGAATTACTGTAAAAATCATCACCTTTAAGGAAGGTAAGAGACATTGCTATAACGCAGTTAAGGGAGGAAATAAGAATGTCGATTAAAATTAATCAAATGAAATTAACCAACTTCCAGGGAATCAGAAACCTGGAATTAAATTTTGATGAATCAAACAAATCCATTAGAGGAGATAACGGTACTGGTAAAACAACGATCATTAATGCCTATTATTATTTATTGACTGATAAGCCGTCAGTTACTATGGCAGATTATAGTCCTAAAACAAAAGGAGTCGAAGGAGATCTTCATAATCTAGAACATACTGTTGAATGTACATTTGATGTTAATGGAATCGTTAAAGTTTTAAAGAAAACTTACAAAGAAAAATGGACACAAAAACGTGGCAATAAAAATAAGGAGCTTACTGGCAATACCATTTCATATGAAGTAGATGGTCTTCCTGTTAAGGAAAAAGACTACAACAGGGAGATTGAGGAGTTATTTGGTCCTCGTGAAATTATACAAATGCTCATTAGCCCAACTTATTTTAGTGATGTATTGTCTTGGAAAGATAGACGTAAATATCTTACTGATATTTGTGGTGATTATACTGATGAAGAAATTATTAATGTAGTAGCAGAACTGGAACCTTTAAATGAGATTTTGCTATTAAACGGATCAACAACCCAAAAACGCAGTATCGATGATCAGATTAAGCTTTTAAAAACCAATATGAGCAGTATTAACAAAGAATTAAAACAGATTCCAAGTCGAATCGATGAAGCTGAAAGAGCGATTCCAGAAACAGCAGGGAGCAAAGCGGATTATGAAAATCAGCTATTTGAAGTAAGAAAAGAAATAAGCAGTCTGAATGACCGCAAGTTAGCAGCTAAGTCCGGTAATTCAGCAGCTGTTGAAAAATCAAACCGTATAGCTGAAATCAAGCAGAAAGAACGCGAGGCACGTATTGCACATATTAATAGTTTTGATGAAGTAAATAGATTGATAAAGGAATCTATAAATAACCTTATAAATAAGAAAAATCTACTTAATGACACAATCAGCAGCAATGATATTAGAATTTCCAGATACAAAAACGATATTGACTATATGTCAAAAATGAGAAATGAACTGCTTAATGATTATAAAACTGTATCAGCAATGGAATTTGATGAGAATAGAAGAGTTTGTCAAACCTGTGGACAGTCACTGCCAGCAGATCAGCAGGAAAAAATATTTGCTACTTTTAATATTAACAAGTCAAAGAAACTTGAAGAACTTCAAAAAAAGGGTGCAGATGTAAGTAAAGACAAAATTGCTTCTAAAGAGCTTGAACTGGATAATCTTATTCATGAAAATGAACAGTTAGGTATTAAAGTAATGGATTTGTCAAGTCAAATTGAAACTGAAAAAAGTAAGATTACTGCTGTTACACCGTTTGAAGATACTGAAGAATACAGAGTTATTAAGAAGCAGCTTGCAGATCTTGAAAACACTGATAATGAAATAGATAAAGTAATTGAAGAAATTGATAAAGAAATTCATGAATGCAATGTTAAAGTTGCTGCTTTAAATACTCATATAAGCCGATTCCAGTTAGCCGAAGAACAACAGAAGAGAATTGACGAGCTTGAAGCTAGACAGGCGCAGCTGGCTGAAGATTATGATCGTTATGAGTATGAATTAAGTTTGTGTGAAAAGTTCATTATTGAAAAAGTTAAACGGATTACTAAAAAGATTAATCAGAGATTCAAGACAGTTAATTTTGAACTGTTTGAAAAACAAATTACCAATGATGCAATTATTGAATCATGTAACGTGATGGTTCCTAATGAAAAAAGCATGGTTCCATATAAGATGGCCAACAATGCTAGTCGCATTAATGCAGGTATTGAGATCATTGATACTTTATCAGAACATTTTAATATCAGGATGCCAATATTTGTAGATAATGCAGAATCAGTTACAAAGATTACAGCGACAGATAATCAGCTGATCAGGCTGGTTGTTGATGAAGATTATAAAACTTTAACAATGGTGGAGGAATAGGAAATGAGTGAAAAGAAAGATACGGCAGCAGCTAATGCAGTTGCTAAAGCTAACACGGATTTTAAGGGGTATATGATGTCTAAAGTTGACGGAGTAGCAGCTTCATCAGGTACACAGTTAAGTCCTCGTGATAAAACTTTTGCTAATGATATTATCTTAAATACGTATAAAAAAATGATGGAGGAAGGAATTAATCCCAATGAAATCAACTTCATTGGATGTAACTTCCCTGGACAGGTCAAAAGATTTGCGCGTCTGGGACTGTCTTTGAATGATAAAGAAATCTGGCTGGATATTAGAAATAATACCAAAGCTGGAAAAAAAGATATCAATATTAAAATTCAATATCAGGGCGAAGAAAAACTTTTATCTAAATTTTGTAAGAAAAATCATGGTGTTAAAAACATTATTAAGGATGTGGTTCTTGAAGGTGAGGAGCTTGTCCAGAAAAGAGATTTTAAAACTGGTGATTATGAGATCATCGATCACAAGATTCCGGATATTTTAAATCGTAACATTGATTTTAAGAATAAAGATAAAGTAAAAGGTGCATATGCAGTTGCTTATCATAATAATGGCAGTCAAACAGCGATTATCATTGATAAAGATAGAATTGATAGAGCTATGAAAGCAGCTAAAACGGCAATGGTATGGCAGTCGGATTTCAAAAAGATGGTATTGAAAACAGTTGTTCATGAGCTTTATCAGGAACTTGCAAAATTTAATGTTATTCCCGATGAACTGTTAAAAGATTACAGTGAAATGGTAATTGCTAAAAATGAAGTACAGTCAGAAATAAATGCAAATGCTAATAAAGAATTTATTGATGTTGACTTTGTTGAAAATGATGCTGCACCGGAATTGAATGCACCAAAACCACAAAAAGAACCGGAGCCGGCAACCGCACAGGCTAGTGAAAAAGCTGCTCAAACTTCTATGGATCCGTTCTAATGAAGATAACATGTATTGCCAGCGGTTCAAAAGGGAACGCCTATCTAATAAATGATGGCGTTTCCACTCTGCTGGTGGAGTGCGGTGTAAAGCTGGACATGATCAAGAAAGCTACGAATTACAAACTTAGCGAACTGGCTGGATGTCTTATCAGCCATGAGCACAATGATCATGCCAAATGTTATAAGGATTTGCTGCTTCGAGGTATCAGGATATTTGCATCAAAAGGTACTTTAGAGGGAATCGGTATATACGGACAAAGAGGCACATTTGCTTTAGATACTAATATCACCGCCGAAACAACTGTAAAAACGTTCAGCATCAGGGCGTTTAAAGTTCATCACGATGCTAAGGAACCAACTGGTTTTTTGATCCATTCAAATGAAACAAATGAGAATTTATTATTTATTACAGATTCATACTATTGCGATTATTCGTTTAAGAATTTAGATTACATTATGATTGAATGTAATTATATCAGTGAAAGGTTGGAACATCAGCTTAACAATCCAAACAGAAATCCTTTTGTTGATACTCATATTAAACGGCTTATGAGAAGTCATATGAATCTTAATACATGTATTGATTTTCTTAAATCGTGCGAACTGTACAGAACTAAGGAAATAATGCTGTTGCATCTTAGCGATGCTAATGCAGATGAAGAATTTATGAAGTCAGAGGTCCAAAAGGCCACCGGCAAGATAGTAAGAGTATTTTAACAAAAAGGTGCATATGCGACGTGTATAGAAACGTTTTAGTATTCAGTTATAAGATTACCCATTTGTACAGTTTGTTATAAAGGATGTGTCTATAAGTGTTGAAAAAGCCAAAGGAGTGATGTTATGGATGGAAACATGTTTGAAAAAATGGTTAAGGACTCAGCCGGGAAGAGAGTTAGCAGAGCCAAGGCAATAAGATACAAGTGTCTTGACTGCTGCGGTTTCCAATCAAACGAAGTAAGAGAATGTCCTGCTGTAGAGTGCCCGCTATGGCGTTACCGTATGGGACATGAAGAACGGGATGAATTTTATACCCCAAGAATAACAAATAAAAAGGAAGAAGAGGAAATTAAAAATGATTAGACAAGCAATTGAAAAAGTAGTTGAATTAGCAAATGCGAAAGAAAACGCTCAATTAGAGCAGGCAGAAATTAAAGGTATGCTTCATACGAAATTCGGAGGCAGTTTAAGAAGGGTTACAACACCAGGTATTGAAAGTATCGATACGCGTTCATTAAGCGGACTTGTTGAAATTATCAAGTCATACATCGATGTTGAAGCAAAGAATTTAAACATTCAGCTGCCGCTGATTATTCAAGCGGATGGTAATGAGATCAAAGTACTCAGTAGCGTAGATGATACATATGAACGTCAGATACTTATTCACTGTAAACCTATTGTACCCAGACTTATTTTAAATGAATGGATATCACCTGAAGAAATGATCATCAACTTAAATACATGCTATGTCCCTACAGACAATACGGATAAATTAATCTCCACTGTAAGCAATCTGTACAATTCAAAAACTGTTAAACAGGTCGACAATGGCATTGGTGTTAACCTGGTAGTTGAGAGTGATGCATTTGCCGGCGGTGCAGGCAAGGTGACTATTAACCCAATCGTTACGCTTACACCGGTTGCTACCTATCCTGAACTTATTCAGGTGGAACGTAAATTTAATCTTCGAGTTGATCAGCATGGCCGTGTTGCACTATTCGTTGCAGATAGAGGCTACTTTGAAAAAGAAGTACAAAAACTTATCAAACAGTATCTTACTGCGGAACTGCCAAAAGAACTTATTGGCAAAGATGTTGTACTGGCATTTTAGGGGGATATGAAAATGGAAGCAAAATATACAAGAAGTATTTTAGATATAAATAACGGTTCTATTGTTAAGCTTATTGATGAAGAATTAAAAAAAGTAATGGTTAATATGTTTGACGAAGGAACTGATGATAAGGCACGAACATTAACAGTTAAACTTACTTTCATACCTAAAAATGATAAAAAGGAAATGAGTGTTAAGCCGGTTATTACTTCTAAATTAAGTCCTAAAAAAAGTGAAGAAATTCATTTGTTTAATCAGGTTCAGTATGATAAGGATACTGGCGAAGTTACTGGATTCAGACTTCAGGAGTTTACAGGAGTAGTTGCAGGACAGCTGGATTTATCAGGTGATGTAGCAGAACCGACACAGCCAGTTTGCATTGAAATCAAGCCAAAGGAAAAGTAGTTTTCTACTTTTTCCTTAATGCTTTATAGAAAGAGTTCTATTAGTGGATAATGATACATTTATTAAACTGTTTCGCAGTTTTACATCATGGGAATGGTACACTGATCAGAATACTAAAGATGTCTTTATCCACTGTCTTTTAATGGCAAACTGGAAAGATAAAAAGTGGAAAGGCACAGTGATCCCCAGAGGCAGTTTTATAACATCAATTGCACGATTATCGTCTGATTTAAAGCTTTCAGAAAAGAAAATTAGAACAGCAATAAATCATTTAAAACAGTCAAACGATTTAGCAGTCAAAACGACAAACCAATATTCCCTTATAACCGTTGTAAAATATGACGTTTATCAAATCACCACAAACAAAAAGGCAAACGAATTGATAGATACAATGGCAAACGAGGGGCAAGCGGAGGGCAAACAAAAGGCAAACAAAGGGCAACAACTAAAGAAAGATATAACAATAGAAGATAAAAGATATAAGATAAAAGATAAAAGCACTTGCGTGCCTGAATTAAAAATTCATTACCTGACCGAAAGACTTTTATTTAAAAATCTTATTGCTGAAAACGAAACAGAAATCTTTGATGAAATCATTCGTGAATATCTTGCTGAGTATGATGCCGTTGATGTGAGTGTTAAAGCTGATTACGTTCTTGGACTGATGAAGGACAAGCAGATTGATAACCGTATGGCATATTTCAAAAGTGCCATGAATAAAAATCTCAAATACTCGTATCTGCCTGAAGCGGAAGATACTAACACACCAGTTTTTGATGAAGAAGTTGATCTTGATGAACTGGATGAATTTTTAGCAGAGTTTGAATAGGAGGAAAATAATGGCGAATAAAGAAAATGCTCTTATTGTAAAACATAAAGACAAAAACACAGTTTTACAGTTGGATGGTGATTATGAAGTGGTTGGCTTCATTCCAACTACTGAAACAAGAATATGCGTTATTCTATCACGCAAGGAGGTAACTGAAGATGATTAATCGAGTAGTTCTTGTAGGACGAATGACTAGAAATCCTGAACTTAGAAGAACTCAACAAGGCGACGCGGTTACCTCGTTTACTTTAGCGGTAAATCGTAATTTTACAAGCGGAGATGGTCAACGACAAGCAGATTTTATTAATTGTGTTGTATGGCGCAAACCTGCTGAAAATGTTGAAAGATATTGTTCTAAGGGAAGCTTAGTCGGTGTTGAAGGAAAAATTCAAACCCGAACATACGATGATAAAGACGGTAAAACAGTATTTGTTGTTGAGGTTAGATGCGATAGCGTGCAGTTCCTTGATACTAGAAATCAAAATGAGGCACCTATGGATACTCAAAAAGTTCAGCAGATGGCCAACGATAATTATTTTCATAATGGATCGTCAAGTCCGAGTGATTTTATGGAAGATGTTAATACATACGACATCATGGAGGAGGATATCCAATTTTAATGGTTGATTACCCAAATGGACGGAAATATAGTCCTCAACCTGAACAACATGAGCAGAAAAAAATTAAACGAAGCAAATATCATGCGGTTAAAACTGTTCTTGATGATGTCAAGTTTGACAGCAAAAAAGAGGCTAAACGGTATATTCAACTAAAACAGATGGAAAGAGCTGGGCTTATCGAAAATCTCCAGCTCCAGGTTCCATTTGTACTTGTTGATAAGAGCTGTTATGGTCGTGAAATAAAATATATTGCTGATTTTGTTTATGTTGAAAATGATGTAGAAATTGTTGAAGATGTCAAAGGGGTTAAGACACCGGTATATCGTTTGAAGAAAAGATTACTAGCTGAGCGTTACGGAATAAAGATCAAGGAAACATAATTAACCGAGGAGGAAATAGGAAATGATTGAAGATCTGAAAGACGAGATATGGAAACAGTATCGCGACACACCATATTTTGCTTCTATGTATGGACGTGTTAAAAGAATCTACAAGAATGGGAAAGAGCGATTATTAAATTCTTGGGTGAAAAAGAACAGAAGCGGTTCATGTTATATGCTTATAAAAATACATTGTAAGGAAACTAAAGTGAGTTATGTTGTATGGGAAGCATTTAACGGTCTCGTGCCTGATGGTCATGCAGTTACTCATAGAAATAAGTGCTATGGTGATAATGCTTTAGTGAATCTTAAAATTGTTACAAGAAAGGAATTAGGTGAGCTTTACGGTGGTCGAACAAGTATTCGTAGGTTGATTTACTGTTATGATAACAATCGCATTTACAAAGGCACCAGGGAAGCAGCTAATGACTTGTATATCAGCCGGCAGACCGTCAGTGACTACTGCGATAGAAAGATTCAGAAACCTATGTTTCGATTGCGCTGGATGAGAGAAGGAGAATAGTAACACGTTAATAAAAGTTAAGATTGTACGTATAGGAGGAATAGCGTATGGAACAGGAAAAAATGATACTTGATGTATGCTGCGGAAGTAAGATATTCTGGTTCAATAAGCATCATAAGAATACTATTTATATGGATATTCGTGATGAAGAATATGATGTTTATGATAAACACATTGCAGTGCATCCTGATGTAATAGCGGATTTTAGAAGTATCCCGTTCGAAGATAATCGTTTTAATCTGGTTGTCTTCGATCCTCCTCATTTAAGATGGGCGGGGAAAAAATCAATTATGAAAGCTCAATACGGTCAGTTAGGTAAATACTGGGAAGATGATCTAAAGTTTGGATTTGATGAATGCATGAGAGTTCTGAAGTGTGGTGGTGTTCTTGTATTTAAATGGAACGAGATACAAATTGATTTAAAGAAAATATTAAGTGTATTGGATGCTGAGCCGTTGTTTGGTCACAAGAGCGGTAAAGCAGCTAAGACACACTGGCTATGTTTTATGAAATTGGAGGAGTAAATGAAAGTAGAATTAAGTGAAATTTTAAAAATTGTTGCCGGTCTTGGCGGTACCGACGCATCCGACGAATACAGTAAAGGCTGGGATGAAGCTGTTGATGCTGTGTATAGTGAGATTAATAAGCTTGGTGAAGCTGAATCTAGAAAACCGGCGCATAACTATGAGCACGAATGTATTGAGTTAAAAAAACGTCTTGATGATTTAATCTGTGAAAATAAGATGTTAAGAGCTGATCGTGAAAATGAAAAAGAGTACAGCAGTACACTTGAGAGTGTATTAAAGGCAGTTAATCTTCTAACAGATACTGTTACAAAATAAGGAGGATTTAGAAATGACTAAACAAGAACTCATGAAGGAGCTGTTGGATCGTTACCAGCAGCTTGATTCGCTTGAAGGATGCAAAAGTGCTAAGGACACAGTCGTATTGTATATACGCAAGCTGGAAGTTAAACTTAAAGAAATGCTGTAGGAGGAGAATGAATGGACTACAACGAAAGGGTACAGTATTTAAAATCCTATAGGGATAAGTTAGATCAGCTTACATATGTTGATGGACAAATAATGGGGATAAAAGCTATAAGCTATGGTCCAGCTTTAGGAACAAGACAATCAATTGAACAACTATATGCAAAAAAAGAAGCAATATTTAATGAAATGGAAAAGATAGAGCATACGATCGATACTTTGAAAAACATCCAGGAGCGTCTGGTGTTGAAATATGCATATATTCACTTAATGCAGTATGACGAAATCGCTAAAAAAATGGGTTTTTCAGAGCGTAATGTGTATCGCTATCGTCGAAATGCTATAAATAATCTTGAAATTTAATAAAGTTGTCAGTCCGTGTCATGGTATGGCAGTGAAATAGGTGTTATTATGTTAATGTGGTCTTTTGGTTAAGACACACAGATGATTAATTTCTTTTTGGTTGATTCGTGTTTCTTATACTTCCCCTTGATTATACAAATATGAAAAAGCTCATTCTCCCAGAGCTTTTTTTGTCTTCAGATAAAGCGGCATCACCTGGTGCTGATACGCCATTCATTTAATGCCTCCTTTCATTAATATTTGTGGTGTCGCTTTATGTTGGATATTGTGGTATAATTGAGTATCATAATAACGGGAGGAAAGAATTATGAATGAAAAGAAACCATTCAAACCAGGAGAACAAGAACAAAAGCAACCAAAGTATGAGCCAGAGATAAAGTACAGTAACCAGGATTTTGATGTCTACCAGGGAAATTATGAGAAGAGAGATAGTAGGGATGAAACTGACTTTTTACAGATGATTAGAGGAACAGAAGATAATGACCAATGATCAGGTAAGCGCAACATTAGCTATAATTGCAATAATTATATCTGTGTTTGCTTTATATCAAACACACAAACAAAATAAAAACAGTCAAGGTCAGATAGAATTAACCATTGAACAAAGCATAGCTCAAAGTAAATATCGTCTTACTGATTTAATGCTAGCGAATGACAATAGTGAAAGATATAGTATAGCAATTAAGGCTGCAAAAGAAGAATATTTAAACACCTATGATAGTGCGTGTTCAAAATATCTAGATGATAAAGTAGATAAAGAAAGATTTAAAAAGCAGTATCATAAATGTATAAAAGACATAGTTGAAGATGAGCAGTTTGAATATAAACTTAATTCATTATCTTCACCATATAAGGCCTTAATTAAGGTATACAATGAATGGAATGATTTAGAAAAATAATGGCACTCCTCACGCAGTGCCTTTTATTATGGCAGGATATAGCAAGTAGCAGCTTACCAGGGTCCTTTCCTGGAGTTGGTGGTGCAATTCCACCTCCTGCAACCAAATTGAATATTGTAACCTTTGCAGTGCAGAGGTTTTTTTGTTTAAGAGGAGGAAGAAAATATGGAACCAGCAGAAAAAATATCAAAAGGACTTAATCTTTTTCTTGAAGGTATCGGTGAAAGTTTTCAAATATTTGCGGAATCGTTGGCAAAGTTTGTTAATGCTTTAGGAAGAACAACTACAACTTCAATGAAGTCAAGACTTCCAAGAAAATTAAAAAAGAAGTACAAAAAACTTGGAATCTATGAAGATTGGAAAAGAAAAAATAATTTAATTTAAGAAAGTGAGGTGTCGTTTATGACCGAAAAACAAAAGATATTTGCAGATGAATATTTGATTGATCTAAACGGCACCAGGGCATATAAAGCTGCCTATTCTAATATCAAGAGCGATAATGCTGCTGCAGTTAGAGCAAATAAACTTTTGAAGAAAAAAGAAATCTGGGATTATATTCAGCAGCGTCTGGATGAAATCGCCAGTAAACGTGTTGCTAAACAACAGGAAGTCATGGAATATCTAACTTCAGTAATGCGTGGTGAATCAACTTCGAGTGTACTGGCCATGTGCGGTGACGGCATGCAGGAGGTTATTGAGAAACCGCCTGATGAAAAGGAAAGTCTAAGGGCTGCTGAACTATTAGGGAGACGTTATGGAATGTGGACTGAAAAGGTTGATGTTACTTCCAATGGCAAAACGATGATAGTTGATGATATAGATGGCTAAAAAAGTTAGTTTGAAGTCAATAATTGGTCCTGCGTTTTGGGATGTGCATAAACTGATTAAGGAGTGCGAATATACCCATTACTGGTTAAAAGGTGGTCGAGGGTCTCTTAAATCATCATTTATAGGAATTGAAATTCCTTTAGGCATTATGAGAGATGCACAAAATGGCCTAATGTCTAATGCAGTTGTTATTAGAAGGGTAAAGGATACTTTGAGAGGTTCAGTATATGAACAGATCAAATGGGGTATTTATATGCTTAACGCTCAGGAGGATTGGGAAATACCTGAATCTAAACTACAAATGACATATAAGCCAACAGGACAGGTTATTTTATTCAAGGGTGCTGATAACCCAAAGAAACTTAAATCTACAAAGGTATTTGTCGGATATGTGAAATATGTATGGTATGAAGAATGTGATGAGTTTGAATCCTACGATAAGATCAGGAATATTAATCAGTCTCTTTTGCGTGGTGGTCCTGAATATTGTGTATTCTACTCGTTTAATCCTCCTGAAAGTCAAAGAAACTGGTGTAATAAGCAAGTCCTTATCAAAAGACCAGATACTTACATAAGTCATACTACTTATCTTCAGGCGCCGAGAGAGTGGCTTGGCGAGCAGTTTCTTATTGAAGCGGAGCATTTAAAGGTTATTAATGAAGAAAAGTACAATCATGATTATCTTGGAGAAGTTACGGGCACTGGCGGTGAAGTGTTCACTAATCTTGATATTAGAGAAATCAGTGATGATGAGATTGCAGTATTTGATCGTTTGAAGAACGGACTTGATTTTGGTTATGCCGGTGATCCATTAGCTTATTTAAAAATGAATTATGACAAGACGAGAAGACGTCTTTTTATTTTTGGTGAGGTTTATGGTACACGTCTTTCAAACAAGAAAGCAGTAAAGAAAATAAAAAAACTAAATCCTTTAAACAAATTAGTTACAGCAGATAGTGCTGAACCTCGTACAATTAACGAATTCAAGTTGTTGGGATTAAATATCGTTGGTGCAAAGAAAGGGCCTGACAGTGTAGAAAACGGGATTAAATGGCTTCAGGATCTAGAACAGATAATTATAGACCCCACACGATGTCCTAACGCTGCTAGAGAGTTTAATGACTATGAAATTGAAAAGGATAGGGAGGGAAACTTAAAAGGTGAATTTCCTGATAAGAATAATCATACGATTGATGCAGCTCGTTATGGATGTGAAACAGATGTTATTAGAAATAAAGCAAGAGCAGGTAAAAACCGCTCTAAATATACAAATCAAGGAGGTAGCTGATGAAAAATTTTACAATCGATGCTAATGATTATGATGAAACAAATCTAAATAAAACGATGATTAGGGATTTAATTCGTAAGCATTCTAGCGTGGCATCTAAAATTAGAAAAAATCAGCGCTATTATGATGGTAAACATAAGGTTCAAGGGCGAACTAAAAAAATAAAGGGTTCCAGTAATAATAAAGTTGTATGTAATCACGCAAAGGATATAAGCGATACTGCGACGGGTTACTTTTTAAGCTCGGCTATATCATTTTCTACAAGTGATAAGAAAATGAATATTGATAAACTTACAGACGCATTTGATTTGGCTGATGTTGACGATGTTGATCATGACAATGCGCTTGATATGAGTGTTGCAGGTGTTGCGTATGAGTATGTCTATGTTAAAGAAAATGAGACAACACCAGTATCAAAAAATCTAGAACCGGAACATACATTTCTAGTATGTGATGATACTATTGAAGAAAATATTCTTTTTGGGGTTTATTACTATCGCTTTAAAGATGCTGTTACCGGAAAGTACAAATACAAGGCTACTGTTGGAACAGAAAATTATATCTATGAGCTGCTGCTTGAAGGAACTTATGAAAATAATGTTTATGTAGATGAAGAACCAAAAGAACATTTTTTAGGTGATGTCCCGATTATTCAGATTCTAAATAATAAAAATGGAGTTGGTGATTTTGAACAACAGATTAGTTTAATTGACGCTTACAACACGTTGATGAGTGACCGCGTAAATGACAAAGAACAGTTTGTTGAAGCGCTTCTTGTAGTTTATGGGGCTTTGATGGGCGATGATGAAGAAGAAGTCAGTGAGGTAGTTAAGATACTTAAAGAAAATGGTTTACTTGAGTTACCGCTTGATGCAAAAGCAGAATACATTGCTAGAACTTTTGATGAATCGGGAATGGAAGTATTAAGAAAAGCTATTAAAGAAGATATTTATACATTCAGCCATGTTCCTAATCTTACTGATGAAAACTTTGTTGGCAACAGTTCAGGTGTGGCAATGGAATATAAGTTACTTGGTCTTGAGATGATAACTAAAACTAAAGAGCGTTATTATAAAAAGGCACTTAAACAGCGTATAACATTGTATTGTAATTATCTTAATCTTAAAGCGATTTCGATTAATCCAACTGCAATCATTCCAACTTTTTCAAGAGGACTGCCTAAGAACTTGTTGGAGCTGTCTCAAATTATAACTAATTTAAAAGGTTTCGTATCACAGGAAACATTGTTGAATCAGCTTGATTTTGTTGAAGATGCCCAAACTGAAATTAAAAAAGTTGATGAAGAGAACGACAAAGCAGTGGAACGTCAGCAAAAAATGTTTGGTGTAGCAGATAATGTACCGTTTAACAACTCAGGGGGTGAAGATGATGAAGAAGCTGATGGGGAAGATAAAAACAAAAATAAATAAACAGCTAAAAAAGATTCTGCTCCCAATAATAAAGCTGCTTAACAAATTTATGAAGTTTCTTATTGAGGTATTAGAGTGAGTAACTACTGGCGTAATAGACAGGCTGAACATATTCAAAGAGCTATGGAAATCGCAGAAGCCTCAAGTCAGGAACTGGCAAAGCTTTATCAAAAATCCTGTTATTATTTTAATGAACAGATCCAGGGTGTTTTTGATAAATACAGGAAAAAGCATAGTTTAAGTGAGGCTGAAGCCAAGGCTCTGTTAAATGATTTAACTGATCCAACTTCATATGATCAGATGCTTAAAAGATTAAAGGCAGGAGCTAAAGGTGAGGAAAGAAAAGAACTTCTTAAAGAACTAGAAGCTCCAGCGTATCGATACAGAATCAATAAGCTTCAGGACTCACAGAAGAATCTCGATGTGATGATGAGAGAAGTCTACAAGCGTGAAAAAGAAGTCAATACACTCACGTATATTGATGTAGCATATGATTCTTATTTTAACTCAATCTATAATCTCCATGAAAGAACCAGTATAGCCTTTAGCTTTGAAAATATTGATCCAGAGGTTACCGATAAATTACTTAATTCTAAATGGAGTGGTAAAAACTATAGCGAGCGTATCTGGGATAATACCCAGAATTTAGCAGACTCAGTCAAAGAAGAAATGCTGATGGGTGTGTTAACTGGTAAAAGTGAAAAACAGATGGCTGATACGATCGTTGAAAAGTTTGCTGTCGGTGCTTATAATTCCAGAAGACTTATTTGTACAGAGAGTGACTTTATTAGTAATGCTTTAGATATGGAAGCGTATCGAGAAGCTGATATTGAAATGGTACGTTTTTGTGCGGTGCATGATATGAAGACATCTCCAATCTGTCAAACACATGACCATTCAACTATACCGCTTGATAAAGCAGTGCAGGGGGTAAATGTTCCACCATTACATCCAAACTGCAGGTCATCAACTGAGCCGGTTATTAATAAGGCAATTGAAGCTAAGATGAAGCGTAGAGTTAGGGATCCAGTCACAGGTAAAGATAAAATTGTTAGTGCTAATCAAAACTATCAGAAATGGCTTAGAAATCAGCAAAAGGAATACGGTAAGGATACTGTTGAAATATTTAGAAAGAAAGTCTTAAATGCTAAAAAGGATCGTGAACAATTTAATCGTTATAAGAGTGTTATTGGTGGTATAGAGTTGCCGGAGACGTTCGCAAAATTTCAAGATTTGAAGTATAATGATGGTAAGGATTGGAAAGACTTGAAATTATTATACAAAGCGACAAATAACGGATGGATACTGCATAAACATCTTGATTATGTATTGCAAGGTGAGCAGGGATTTATCCCAACAGGGGCAGCTTTAATGAATACACATATTATCGCGGGAAAAGGTAGCGATAAAACTCTTAGAGCAGCAAAAAGATTATCGGAAAAATACGGCGGGAACATTGATAATTGGTCTAAAAAAGTTGCAAAAGTTACGTCAGATAAATATATATTTGATGTTCATTGGTATGAACATGATAAGCATCAATATGAACCAAAAGTGAAATTAAGAAAGGATAGAGATTAATATGAAAACTATAATGGTTTATCAGTGTGAACTTGATAAAGAAATAAAAATGGAATTGTATGGAAAGCTTAGATATATTGGTAAGTCATTTGGTGTTGACGGTTTAACTAACAATCAAGTTTACGATTGTGTTGGTGTTGATAGCGGAATGCTTCGCATTGTTGATGACAGTGAAGAAGATTATCTTTATCCTACGGCTCGCCCTAAAGCAGCTTATGATCATGAATATGAAGGCGGAAGATGGGAAGTTGTTGAAATTTATAATGATGCATTGAGAAAGGAACTTGAGTTATATGGCTAAAGACGACAGTTATATGAAAATAACGGAGCTAATGACAAGATGTAGTTATATTTCAAGATTAGACTAATTCTATTATTAATTTGGATAGCTATATGCACAGTATATTTGATTTATAAATTTATAAAACACGTTAATTGACTTGTAGCGTGTTTTTATTTTACCTAAAAGGAGGTGGTTAGATGGCAAAACTAAAAGTTGTAAAGAATATGATCGATAAGAATACTGGTCTTTCTTACCGTGAAGGAGCCTTAATGACAGTTGCTGATCCTAAACGCATTAAGGAGTTAGTCGGAGCGGGGGTTGCAGTTGAAATCAAACAAGTGCAGAAAGAAAAATAAATTAATCATGGCGAGAGAAATCTCGCCTTTATTATGTCCAAAAACTTATGACAAAAAAAGATGGGATAGTCATACGGACTTAAAATGGAGGAATTTATGAGTAAAGATTTATTTAGAAAGTGGCCATTAGCGTATCCACTAAATCTTCAATTGTTTGCTGATGAAGATGCCGGCGGTAGTGATAATCAAGATACTTCAGGCAAAGAAGATGGTAAAAATGATGAAAGCCAAGAACAAACCAAGACTTTTACTCAGGATGAAGTCGATAATATTATTAAAGGTCGATTAGCTAAAGAGCGTAAGTCGTGGGAAAAACAGCTTGTTGATCAACAGACAGAGGCCGAGAAATTGGCCAGCATGAGTGAAAAAGAGAAAAAGCAGTATCAGGAGCAAAAACGTGCTAAGGATCTGGAAACTAGAGAAGCAGCAATTACTCGTAGAGAATTGACTGCCCAAGCTAAAGAACAGTTGGCGGATAAAGGGCTTCCTATTACGTTGGCCGAAATTTTAAATTTTACTGATGCTGAGAGCTGCAACAAATCGATTGAAACAGTAGAAAAAGCATTTCAATCAGCAGTAGAAAAAGCAGTAGAGGACCGTATCAAAGGCGGTAAGCCGATTAAAAAAGCAACTGATGATAAAACAACAGATGCTGAACTTATTTATAAAAATATGATGGGCAAATAGAAAGGATGATTAATTTATGCCAATTAACACATTAGCAACAGCTACTTTATTTCAACAGACATTAGATTTAGTAGCACAACAGGAAGCATTGACAGGATGGATGGAAGCAAATGCCGGTCAGGTAAGATACAGCGGAGGTGCTGAGGTAAAGATTCCTAAAATTGCATTACAGGGGTTAGGAGCCTATGATCGTGATAACGGTTATCAACAGGGTGCAATTAACTTGTCTTATGAAACAAGAACAATGACTCAAGATCGTGGGCGTAAGTTTCAATTGGATCCTATGGATGTTGATGAAACAAACTTTGTAGCAACAGCATCTACAGTAATGGGTGAATTCCAAAGAATGTGGGTAGTACCGGAAATCGATGCATATCGTTTATCAAAATTGATTACAACTGCAATTACTAAAGGAACTATGGTTGAATACGGGTATACACCAGAGAAAACAACAATGTTAGAGAAGGTAAAGACAGGAATTTCTAAGATTAGAGATAATGGGTATAACGGAGATTTAGTAATTCATATGACAGCAGCAGCAAAACTGCAGTTAGAGTTAGAAATGGCGGGGAAACTTACTTCTGTTACATTCTCTCAAGGTGGTATTGATACAATTGTTCCTGCAGTTGATCATGTACCAATCATTGAAACACCACAAAACAGAATGTATTCTTCAATTACAATCTATGATGGTAAAACAACAGGTCAAGAACAAGGCGGATATGTGAAAGGAACTAAAGCGTTGGAGGCAAACTTTATTATTGTTCCAAGAGCAACACCAATCGCTATTTCTAAACAGGATGTAATGAGAATCTTCGATCCATTGACAAATCAAAAAGCAAATGCATGGGCAATGGACTATCGTAGATTCCATGAATTATGGACTTTAGAGAATAAAGAAGATTCAATTTTTGTAAATATCAAAGATGCAAAACCAACTGAATAGGGGGTGTCGATATGCGTGTTTTAAAAGAAAATGTAGAACTCATTATCGATGAAAAAGAATTTTCTAGGTTTGCAAAGCTTGGCTACAAAAGAATTGATGTATCAGAACAGTCTAATCAAGATACGGACAAAAAAGTTCCTTTATCTAAAATGAAGCTGGAGGATTTAAAGAAAACTGCTGAAGAACTTGGTTTGGATAGTGACGGGCTGAATTGTGATGAACTTCGTAAAATCATTAAGGATGCTCAAGGTAATCAGTAATGACTATCGAAGAAGAGTTTAAGAAAGTAACAGGAGAAACTGACGATATATCGGTTTCTCTTTTTCTTGATAAAGCTGAGGAAACTGTTCTTGAAAAAACTAATCGCCCGTCATTGGTGAAAGAACTTGAACATTTCAAGTTTGATCTTGCAGTTGCGAGATATGAACGAGATGGTGAATCCGGGGAGTCAAGTCATAGCGAGGGCGGAGTAAACCGCAGCTATCGCAGTGAAGATGAGATACTTTCGGGTATCGATAAATATAGACTTAGTGCTGTTGCTAGGAGGCGATTAAATGCTAAGAAGAAAGATGAAGAAATTCAAACTTAGAAAATATATCGTAAAAAAAGATACTGAACGTAATACAGCTTTAGAATATCTTGATCCTGTTGAAGGTGAAGCGGTAATCTGGCCAGCTGGTGGAAAAGTACAAGCGGAACTTTATGGGCTAAGACTAGCCTATATGCTTAACATGAATTATTATGGTGATTTAAATATAAGTGAAAATGATGCCATATGTATAAATATTGATGAGCCGGAATATAAGGTGGTTTCAATTAAGAGCTATCCCAAATTTAAATTCATTGAGTTGGAAAAATTAAGATGACATTTCAAAATGCGGATAAACTCATAAAAAAGCTTAATTTAATGTCTAATGAAGTTCAGGGTGAAATCTTAAAGAAATCAGTAAAGCGAGGTGGTCTACTTGTACAAAAGCAGGCACGTCTTTTGGTTAATTCTAAGAGCGGTAATTTAGGTAGGTCAATCAAGGAAAGAACAGAACAGAGGCCTAGTGGAGCAAGCAGTACTGTTTACACTAATCTTGATTATGGCATTTACTATGAGCTTGGAACAGGTCCCAATGGTCAGGAAAAACATGCGGGTATTTCTCCAAATGTTAATCCTAAATATTCACAAACTGGATGGATGATACCTGCTGATGCTATGAGTGTTGATGATGCTGAGTATTATGGCTTGGGTGTTGTAGAAAGTGGTGGTGAAGTTATCGGATACCGTACTAATGGTATGCCGGCACGGCCGTATCTCTATCCAGCGCTGCATGATCAGAAAAAAGATATTACTAAAGAGATGAATAGATATATTGGAAAGGAAATAGTCAAGGTGATGAAAAAATGATCAATATTAAAGATAAGATAGTTGAGCAGCTTGAAAAAGTTGTTGATAATCTGAGCGATACGTATCCTCAGGATTTCACAAATTTTCCAGCAGTCAGCTACTGCGAGGAAGAGAACTGTGTTTATGAAGTTACCGATGAAGGTGAAGCTTCATCACTAATTCGCATTAGGATTGATATCTGGAGCAATAAGAGTACTTCATCGACTGCA